GTTCTGCGCGCGCTAACCTTGCGCCTGTCACGGTTAATATAGATGCCCGAAACGCGCAGCGAGGTGTGGAAGCAGATGTAATGAACGCAATGGCAGCGATTGAAGGCCGTACAATGAGGCGCACGGTTAATGCAATTCAACAGATGGGAGAACGAGGGTGACAATTAGCTATCCAGTAATACCGCCAAACAATCTTGCACCAAGCTCCGTCATGCTCCTGTTCGATAATGTCAATGGAGTAGGGGTTTCACCATACTCGAGACAGACACAGGTGGCCTCGTATGGCGGTGATTCCTGGGGGATTTCCGTCGGTTTTGACCCAATGGACAGGGAGGAGGCAGCCCCTTGGATCGCGTTTATAGCCTCTTTAAGGGGACAATACGGCACATTCTTATTTGGTCCCAATACGTTCGGGGAACCTCTTGGAGCCGGTCCCGGTGGAAATACACCGCGCGTGAACGGGGCTTCTCAGACTGGTTATGTCTTGGTCACCGATAATTGGCCGAACAGCAGCGACATTCTAAAAGCTGGAGACCTCATTCAAATTGATTCACGCCTTTATATGAATATCAAGGATGTTTCTTCTGACAGCTCAGGAAATGCAACTCTCGATATTTGGCCTTCGTTAAGAGGACACGCTGACAATTCAGTTATAGAAACAAACAATCCAGTCGGGTTATGGAGACTTGCAACAAATCAAGTTCGTGCCGTTGATGTCCCGAATACAGAACTTTACACAATAACCTTTGATGCGGTTGAGGCATTGTGAGCAGGGTAGTTGAAACTGATTTACAGACTGAGTTCGCAGCCTCTACTTATAGGCCGGTGATGCTTGTCTCAATCGGGTTTACTTCAACAACGATTCGCCTCAATAGTTTAATGAGAGATATTTCGTGGGACGGAAATACATATCTCGGAAACGGATGGTTAAAACCGATTCGCGCAATTAATGAAACACCAGAAGTGCGTGCCGTAGGAGTTGAGATTCCACTGGTCGGGGTGTCTCCGACGCTTATCTCGCTTGCACTACTGAACGTAGACCAGAACCTTGATGCAAATGTCTGGCTTGGGGCGTTGGATGCTTCAGGGGCATTGGTGAGTGACCCGTTACTTCTATTCAAGGGCAAAGTCGATAGCACAGTAATCGAGGACAGGGCATCGAATCCGACCGTCACAGTTCTTTGTGAAACATATCTTGCGCGACTTAATCGACCACAGAATTTTAGATACACGAACGAGAATCAGCGTGCGTTGTTTGCTGGAGACCGTGGTTTTGAGTACACGCCAAAACTTGAAGACTGGAATGGTTTTTGGGGTAAAGCTGAACGACCAAAATCAATCAGGCGCAAGAGAGAACGTCCAAGAAAGAATGTAATTAGGATTTAAGGATGTCGGGAAACACCTATCTTTCACCAGGAGTTTATCGCACACCATCGGGCGGTTTAACGCATATTCCGAATGGTAATCACGTTATTTCGTCCAAAGGGAAAAAGAAAAACGATAGCACTCGCGCAAAACAAGTTCGAGGAAAAGAGGTCTCAGTTCGTGAGTCGGCATCTGATGGACAAGTTATCTATGGAGAAATGCGCGTCGGTGGTGTCTATACTTACATTGAAACCAGTAAGGACTCAAAAGCATATCTCGTTACAGGGAGCGGGAATAATCAGATAGTTTGGATAGCAAAAGCTGCTGGAGCCAGCGGTAACTCTATATTCGTCACAATCACCTGCACAGGAACGCAAGGAAGTATCACTGTAAACACAGTCGGAAACGAGATAAACGTAAGAGTAAAATCATCGTCGGGAACTTCTCAAAGCACAGCTAATCAAGTTATTGCAGCAGTACAAGCCGATGCCACAACGAACGCTCTTGTCCGTGTTCATAAAGGCGAGGGTGATGGAACGGGGAATGTTCAACAGGAAGATAGAAACTCACTTGGAAACGGTGGTGGAACTTGGCTGCATCAAATCATCACGCTCGCTTGTCACGAAATTCAATCCGTTGAAAGTCTCTACCTTGACGACCGATTAGTTGTATTTGGACATCCTTTAGACCCACGCTGGGCGATCGGAGATTTTGATAGTCGTGTGTTTTTGGCAATAAACTACGGAGGAGATAATCAAACCGTAATTCAAGACTTACAAGCACAAGTCGGTTCAGCAATATGGAGCGATGACCACAGACAAAGAGGATGCGCTCACGGTTATCTTATTTGTCGCTGGAACGCTTCCATGTTTCCGAATGGAATGCCCGAAGCCTCTTTTCTCGTGCGTGGGAAAAAGTGTTATGACTTTAGAACCTCGACAACAGCTTGGACGCAAAACGCTGCTCTAATAATTGCCGACTTCTTAATGGACACGAAATACGGACTCGGTGTTCCATTGGCTGATATGGATGTAGCGAATTGGTCTGATGCTGCTGATATATGTGATGAGACAGTAACATTAACGACAGGTGGAACCGAGCCACGTTACTCAATTAACGGTGTCTTTGATACGAGCGAAGCCCCACAAAATATCCTTGAACAGATGGTTCAGGCCATTGCCGGTGACCTCGTATATCAGGCTGGAAAGTGGCTTCTCTATCCAGGTCAATACCGTTCACCGTCTCTGACGTTCACAGAAGATGACTTCCGTGGTGAGGTGAGTGTGACAACACTTATTCCTCGCCGTGACCGATTTAATGCAGTGAAAGGAACCTATGTAAATCCGTCAGCAAACTATAACGAAGTAGATTATCCAATCGTTCAAAACTCAGGATATGCATCGCAGGACGGGGGAACAGTCTGGGCAAACATACCTCAGGACTTCGTTACAAGTGCAAGCCAGTGTCAACGGGTGGCAAAAATTGAACTTGAGCGAATACGCCAGGGAATAGGTGTTGAGGTCGAACTCTCTCCGCGTGCCCTAAATCTTCAGCTCTGTGACACAATCGCGCTCACTGTTCCCCGTTTCGGTTGGACGAGTAAAGTCTTTGAAGTTCGAGACATCTCTATCGAGGACACGATTGAAAGCGGATTAATCGTAAAAGTAAAATTACTTGAAACAGCTTCAGGAATTTATACATGGAGCGCGGAAGAAACTACGGTAGACCTTTCCCCGAATACGAACCTTCCCAATCCGTTGACCGTAGGAACACCGGCTGCTCTGGTCTTAACGAGTGGAACATCTGAACTTTATCTTAGAGCAGATGGAACAGTCTTCTCTCGCATTAAAGCTACGTGGACTGCCCCTGACGATGAATTTATTACCGACGGCGGTCACTACGAAGTACAGTACAAGCGAAGCGTAGATTCAACGTGGCAGAACATAACTAATGTTCCCGGCGACAACACGTTCACTTATATCTTGGATGTTGAGGATAATGTTGCTTACGATGTCCGTGTTCGTGCTGTTAATGTTCTTGGCGTACTCGGTGCATATCTCACTGAGTCAAACCATATCGTACTCGGCAAGTCAGTACCTCCTAGTGATGTGTCTACGTTCGGTGGTTCGGTTGATTCGTTTGGTATTCAACTTGAGTGGGGAGCTGTCTCTGATGTTGACGTAAGAGAGTATGAGGTTCGCATTGGCGCGTCCTGGTCGTCCTCTACGCTTGTCACAGTGGTGCGGGGAACAAAACATCGCGTTGAATTAAAGACCGCTGGAAACTATACGTTCCTCATTAAAGCGATTGATACTTCCGGGAACTATTCAACAAACGCAACCTCGGCAACCGTCATCGTCACTGGTCCGGGCGCTCCCGTTGTAACTTCTTCCTTTGATGGTTCTGATGTTGTTCTGTCGTGGACGCCCGGCGTGGGTCTGTTTGCAGTTGATTCATACGAAATCCGCTATGGGGATACATACGCCGGTTCAACCGTTTTAGGTGAGATTAAGGGAACAGTCTACCGTGTTCGTGCCTCATGGGGAGGTGTAAGAACTTTCTGGGTTACAGCGCGCGACGTCGCATCTAATCTAGGCACACCGTCAAGCCAGTCCGTGACAGTGGTGCTCCCGGGAAGCCCACAAAACTTAGCAGTTGAGCCTCTTGATAATTACGCTCTGCTCAGGTGGACGGCTGCAACGAGTGGCTCATTACCCGTTGTAAAGTATAGACTCTATAAAGGAACGCTCTTTGCTGGTGCTACTTTCCTCGGTGATGTCGGTGGAACCTTTGCAGCTCAATTTGAACTTGAGGGAGGGTCTTATACTTATTGGCTTGTAGCGGTTGACTCTGCGGACAATGAGTCAGTTGAAGTAAGCGTGTCGGTTCTTCTTGATGAACCTCCTGACTTTATCTTTCTCGGAGACCATACCTTCGACGCTGATGACGTGACTGAAATTCACAAGGTCTTGATTGAGGGGACACCATACAGAGACACGGAGCTTACTGGGCAACCTATTGGTCTACTTCTGGGGATAACCTATGCCTAATATTTTCATCCCTGTGCTTGGCCGTTCCTGGTCAGACCATTTTACTCTAAACGGATGGAGCTCGATTCAAGACCAGATTGATGACGGTTATCTGTATTACCTACAACCTACAGGCGAGGATGGTTATGTCGAGTTCGTGCACGATTTTGGAAGTTTAATTACGAGCAGCACTCTCATCACGCTCTCTTATTCACTCACTCAGATTGACGGGAATGTAACGGTTACGCCTCTACTTTCAACAAGCACAGACGGCAGCTCATGGACAGACCATGCAAGCGGAGCGACACGGGTATATGCCAGCAATTTCCGCTATGTCAAAGTGAGGTTAGACGGTGTACCTGATGACCTGAGTTCAATTGCTCGAGTACAGGACTTAAGAGTCTTACTTAGCACAAAAGAGGGGACACTCTCAGGAGTTGCCACGACAGACGGGTCTGGTACAGTCGCGGTCGATATTACAGGGGAATTTATTGATGTCTCAGCAATCAACCTTACACCGAAATATAATGCAAGCTATGGCATCGTGGCTGTCTATGATTTTGTTGACGCTGCTAATCCAACGACATTTTCAATTTATACCTACAGAGCCGACACAGGAGCAGCAGTTGGTTCAATCGAAGTTCGTTATACAGTTAGAGGGGTAAAGGCGTGACGGATTTTAATACTCCCTCAGTTGGTGATTACTTTGAAGACGTCTTGGACTTTTTAAAAGACCGTGACGTTTCTTGTGCAAAAATGGTGTTCGACACTGAGACGAATCTTCCTACATCGACTCTCAGATATAATCGAACGAACCGCGTCCTTGAGGAGTGGAGTGGGTCAGCATGGGTTGAGAAAAGGACGGAGCCTCCCGGCCTGATTAAGATGTATGGTGGTTCCTCTGCTCCCCGAGGTCATTTAATGTGCGACGGCACCGCTGTGTCACGAACGACTTACGCTGATTTATTTGCCATTATTGGAACGAATTTCGGTGCAGGTGACGGTTCTACGACATTCAACCTTCCTGATTACAGACAACGATTTCCCCTCGGGAAAGCAGCATCAGGAACAGGAAACACTCTTGGAGGGACAGGAGGTGCTATAGACCATACTCACTCAGTACCAAAGCACTATCATGGGATGGGAACTGGGTCTGACCTGAATATTACCTCATCCGGTACGCATACGACCACGATTGATATTGCTCACGGCCATGCGGCCTCTGTAGGAAGCAATACGACAGGAATTTCTGCAACTGCAACCAGCACGAACATTACCGTCAACGATCCCGGACACTCTCATACCTACGGTCTAAAAAGTGGTGGTACTGGTGGTTACAGCTCGACACGCGCTTCTACTGGATTATCAACAGGTGGAACGAATGAAACCTTTACAGTAAACGGTGATACGACAGGCATCTCATTAACAAACGGGAATCACTCTCACACTATTAACGTCTCGGACGGTGGGCACTCTCATTCAATTACAGTTGAGTCACTTGGAACAACGAATAAAACGGACACTAGTGGAGTTCATACCCACGGTTCTGGAAATTTCGCAGGAAGAATTGGAATTGTTACGGGTGGAGTTGATGGGAACGCAGATATGACTTCAGGAGCAAATAATCCTCCTTTCCTTGTGAGCAACTTTGTAATTACGATTTAGAGGTAATATGGCTGATAATATTGCGGTAACTCCTGGTTCTGGTGCAACCGTTGGCGCGGATGAAATTTCTTCAGTTAAGTATCAACGCATAAAATTAATTCATGGCGTTGAGGGTGTGAATGACGGCGACATTGCGGATAGTAACGGCTTACCCGCTAGCGATTGCCGAATCAGAGCACAAGAAGATTTAGTGACAATCGGCTACGCAACAGTGAATTCTAGCTTCGCTTCTGATTACGCAGACGCAGGGCTTGCCAATATAGCAACTAGCACAACCGTTTGGATTTTTAACGAAACTGACGTTGCTATGCTTTTCAACTGGAACGGAGCAGGACAACCGGCTGACATGATTGTTCCCTCAAATTGTGCACGTATTATTCCAATCCTCCACGGTGCAACTGACTTGTATATGAAACGAAATGCAGCCGCGGCCAGCGGAAGTGTATACTTTGAGGTGAGGAAATAATGTTTAGGGGTTCCGAAACATTTTTTAAGCCTGCAAGTGGAAGTTGAAAAGCATAGCAACGTCAGTTTCGTTAAAAATGCAAACGGTTGTGCTAGTTGCTAGATTGGCAAGCCCTGCGTCTTGGTAATC